TCATCACGCGACTGACAATAAGCTCAGTCTCCAGATGGTCAGTAAGGGGCGACCGATTATTTTAAGGGCTGTACCAGAACAAGATACCTCAAGCGTTAAGCCATTTCGCTTATTAACTATTGCGGTTCCTCCTGTCGATGTTTCTACGGTGGCTACATATCCGGATAATCTGGGAAAATTAGAAGAACAACTTAATGAATGGGGAAGTGAGCTCCTAAAACCACTAACTGACGCTGTTTATGAAGCAATACCAAGTGATGGTATCCGCCCAACGTCTGGTAAAGGAGAAGGCTTACTTATCCTGCTTTGGGTCCCCCGTCTAAGAAACGGAGAAACAGAACGTACGGATGTAATGGGCTATGTTGTGCAAAGTTCATTCGGTGAACTTGCCACTGCACTAGATATGCTGGCGCCAAAAAATGAGCGAGGAGTACAGCATCGCGTACGGCTTCTTGGCGGACCAATTAGTACCAAGTGGCGACAATTACCGCTTTTACCAGTTGAAATACGTTCGGCTATGAAGGCCACACATGCGAGAGACATATCTGCCGTTGATTCAGAGAGTGCAGCTTTTCGAGGTATTTTAGCTGGAGTTGGCGCTCTTGGTAGTACATTGGCTGATATTTGGATTCGAATGGGTTGGGGGACATGGACTTTTATTGATCCAGATCGGCTTCTTCCACATAATTTGTCTCGCCATATTGGGTTTGATTGTCATATTGGAGTCTCAAAACCCCATATTATTCAGCATATTGCCGAATCTATTTATCCGCATGAGCCCCTCCCTCAGGCGATCCATAAAAGTATTCTTGATGACGATGATGATATTGCCAAGGCAGTGAATGAGGCTGACTTAGTTGTGGATGTCAGCACCACCTTTGAGGTGCCGAGGACTCTAGCGTTAAAAGATGATATACCCAGAATAGTTAGTCTGTTTCTGACTCCATCAGGTCAGTCTAGCGTGATGTTAATGGAGGATATAGACAGACAATGCCGAATTGATGCAATTGAGGGGCAATACTATCGGGCAATTTTGAGCAGTGAGTGGGGAAGTACTCACCTACAGCACAATTATGGCGATCGTTGGATCGGTGGTGGATGTCGGGATATTTCTGTACGTATGTCCAGTGAATGTATTCATGTTCATGCCGGTACCCTCTCACGCCAACTTCGCCAGACTGCACTCAAAGGAGATGCTCGATTGTGTATCTGGGTATCTGATGAAATTTCAGGCGCGATGGATGCACATGAAATTGAACTCCATTCCGTGGTATCTATAATTTCTGGCGAATGGGTTGTTAAATATGACCAGGGCTTAGCGCAAAAATTGCAGCACACCCGTTTACAGGCACTGCCTAATGAAACAGGAGGTGCAATTGTTGGCATAACAGATTTTAAGAACAAAACGATTATTCTGGTTGACGTGTTCCCTGAACCTATCGACAGTAAATCCTCTCCAGCCTCCTTTGTCCGGGGAGAAGCGGGACAACAAGAAGCATTAGAACGGGTTCACCAGTTGACCGCTCGTGTTGTCGATTATGTTGGCGAATGGCACTCCCATCCTCAAGGTTTTTCAGCAAAAGCCAGTAATGAAGATGATAATTTAATCAAAAAATTACATCAGAAAATGCGTGTGGAGGGTTTACCTGCCGTGATGCTGATTGTTGCGGAAAACGATATCAATATTGTAGTCAGATAAAATTTTCCTCATCAGCGCTACAACGTTACTTGCAATTCTACATAATCTTGCGAACGGGCGATCACACAGCCGTCGTTGTTTGACAGAACGACTATCGGCCGCCCCTTCAGGTCAGGACGAAATACAGTTTCGCAGGATGCGTAAAATGAGTTCACATCGCAAAGTGCAAACATCTCAGCCAGCCGATTTGATGATGTAAGTTACGACCCCGAACACATCGAGAGTGTCCTTACTACCGACGATTATCGGCGAATATGCAGGGTTCATTGGGTTAAGCTGAACCCGCGGATGCAGTTGCAGCTTCTTAACGGTGAATTCCCCATCCACAGCAGCAATAACGATATCGCCATGAACTGCTGTTCTTGAGCTGTCCACGACCAGAAGATCACCTTCCCCTATGCCTGCGTCTTTCATGCTGTCGCCGGCGGCTTTGACAAAATACGTCGCACTGGGGTGGTTAACGAGCAACTCGTTCAGATCAATACGTTGCTCAACATAATCCTGCGCTGGACTAGGAAAACCACATTGCACAAGGTCGCTGTACAACGGGAGCAGCATGATCTGACGTAACTCAACGGGCGTGTAGAACTGCATAATAAACTCGCTCACATTAACACTGTTTTTATATACAGTAGTTTTAACAGGGCGACATATCAATATAGGCTCTGGCTATCAATTTACGCCATTGACGTAACATATTGATGTAATGAGTAAGGTAAGTCTTAAAGTGTATTCAGGCCTTAGCCGTTTGATGGTTTTGCGAACAATGCGAGGTTAAAATTTTTCAGCTATGGCAATGCTTCATAGCAAATTGCTCACCTGCGATCTCTTGCATACGGCTCGCAGGTGAGCAAACTTAACCGGCTGGAAAATATTTATAAATCGTCTTCACCCCCCCTGTCACATCGGCTACCTGCTGCCTGGTAGCGCCCGTACCCAACATCCTGCGGCATCGCTCCACAACCTCAGTGGACATTACCCGGCGGCGTCCGCCGACTCTCCCCTGCTCCCTCGCAGCGGCTAAACCGGCTCGGGTACGCTCCACTATCAACTCGCGCTCCATTTCCGCCAGGGCGCTCATGAAGTGGAAGGTGATCATCATGCGTGTAGAGATCAGCATTGCCAAAGGGTTCAATACATGCTTTGAAAGAAGAAATGACCCGACGGATTAGCGAGCAGTACGATGATGTTGAAGTGATAGTGAAGACGGCCAGCAACGACGGTTTGAGTGTGCTGTGGGCGACCAATAAGGAAATCGCGAAGGAGTTTGTGGAAGAAACGTTGCAAAATACCTGGGAGACGGCGGACGACTGGTTTGTGCGTTGATTTGTATCATATAGTTAGTGTGAATATAATTATAGAGGCTATACCTTGTATTTATAGCCTCTATTTATTACTTTATCTTTTAGGAACCACAAAACTATCACCATAGTGGCAATAAGTCGGGTTCTTAGCGATAACCGGATCTTTTACCCCATCCAATATTAACTTCTTCTGTAGCTCTTTCCATTTGATATTTGGATATTTTTCAATTATTAAAGGAAAATACTCCTTGGGGATGAATCTTATTAAACCCGCATTTTTCTCTCTATAATTCTTCTGTCAAGAATGCTTGCCAAAATCATGCACGCCAGTATGGACAAAGAAGCGCTTTACCACATTTACATCACTTTCCTTCATTCCTAACACCAATATTCTATCTGCTTGATCTTTAGTGCACACTTGGGTCCAATAAAGATAATCATGCACCACTGCTGCTCGCCCGTACTCTCCCTTTGACTTGAGCCCCAAACGAGATAGCTCGGGAGGTATAGAAGCAAAGTCTGTAACAAACCCCGCAGGAATAACAATCTTTTCTCCTGTATTTCCAATCTCATAAATCATATCCGAATACAAATACTCATATACACCATCATTCAGAGAAATTGAAATTGCAGGCCCAGGAGCCTTAAAGAGGGTAGCATTGTCGGTTAACAAGAAAGAGCTACGTTTTACCTCGTTAGTTTTTAAATCTATCGGTTGATTAGCGTAAGAATTACAAAGAAACGATTGAAATAAAAAACACACAAGAATTAGAATTACTTTATGAATTATCAGGTTGATTTCTCTTTTTTTACGTAACATACCCCCTCCTTTATAAAAAATATCAACCACTAGATATATTAGTCAATACACAAAATTTTCCTTGGTATTTTTTAAAAAAAATTCATCACCTAAAAATTAACAAAGAAGAAGATAGAAACTCTTAAATATCAAATAAAATAAAAATATCCACCTCTCTACCGCACTCACGTCTGCGATCTGCTGACGGACCACAACAAATTTATGAAGGCGGAAGAGATTTTGCAGAATGCTGCGACGGAATACCCGAGCTGGGCGATGTACCCTGTTCTTTGGTTCGACGACACTATGCGGCAGGTGACACGCTGTCAGAAATCAGTTTCGTTGCCTCAATGCTGTCTGATTTGTGGATTTTTTATCGCTGTATTGCACCGGGAGGTATTTGTAAATCGTCTTCACCCCCACCCCTGTCACATCTGCGATCTGCTGCCTGGTAGCGCCGTTCTCCAGCATTCTGCGACACCGCTCCACAACTTCAGTGGTCATTAGTCGGCGACGGCCACCGACTCTCCCCTGCTCCCTCGCTGCGGCTAAACCGGCGCGGGTACGCTCGACGATCAGCTCGCGCTCCATTTCTGCCAGGGCGCTCATGACGTGGAAGAAAAAGCGGCCTGCTGGCGTACTGGTATCGATGCTGTCGGTCAGACTGCGGAAATTTACCCCGCGAGCCTGCAGCTCCGACACGAGCGTAATCAGATCGCGCACGCTGCGGCCAAGTCGGTCCAGTTTCCAGACCACCAGCACATCGCCGGGCTTAAGCCTGCGTAAGGCGCGCTTTAACTCTGGCCGCCGGGCATTTTTCCCGCTGGCCATATCCTCAAAAACCAGCTCACATTCTGCGCGGATCAGCGCGTTTTTCTGTAAATCGAGGTTTTGATCCCCGGTTGATACCCTCGCATAGCCAATCAGCACGATCTAATTCCTTGAAATAGCTGATTGTAAAAGGCCGCTGCCATTCGCTCAAACCCTCGTTTGGGCGAACGCCTTTTTTGGAGCAAAAAACATGGCCGAACTTAACCCGCCACTGGGCACGACGACGCCGGAAATATTCATGGACAACGTTAAGCGCGCTGACGAGCTGGTTAACGGTCCGGCCGGAACGGTTGACGACCGCGGCGGTGAACCGCTCGATACCTGGCGCCAGATGATGGCGAAAAACGATGAGGTAAGGCAGAACCTGATCCCACTCAGCAAGCAGTATATGAATGAGGCGGCAGCGCAGGCAGATATCGTGAATATCCCCGTTGGCTCCACGACCTATGTTCGCAGCCAGGACGTCTGGGCGCTGGCTGATGAGTACATGAATAACGGCGGGACGCTGCAACCTACCGGGCGGAAAATGCCATCTCAGGAGCTGGTCAATATAATGACTGAATTAATCAGAGCAACGTTCAGCCAGAATGCGCCAGCGGGTATGTCTCTTGCCTTTATGGATGAACGGAAAAATTATTCGGTAGGGCTGGATGAGGCGGGCCGATTGCTTGCCGGGTGGATTAAGGCGAATAAAGCAGAATTAAAAAAGCTCTCAGCGGATGAATTTATTTCGTCGATCATCTCGTCGTCACGTCTGAATATCGGGAACTCCGCTTTATCTGTAGTGGCTGACGGTAACGCTGTTTCAGTTTATGACACACTTAAACGGCTTTGTTTTGCCATTAATAAAAAAGGGGTACTGAAATCAGGGAAGGCTGAGATCAACAATCTTACGATTGCCAGTATCTTAGGGTTACCAGCCAACGCCAGCATTTCTACTGCGACATTCCGCGATTTCGTTATGGCGTGGCGTGATACGTTAAACCGTCCGGCTGTGGGTATCAAAAAAAACGGGGCATTTGCTGCGGGGAAAATTGAAGCGAATCATGGAGAGGTAAAATCGCTCAAAGCCGAAACTCTGGAAGTTAAAGCGATTATTTCCCCGGAATTCCTGCGCTATTTCAATCAGTCCATTTACTCACGCCTGCCGGATATTGCCCATAAAATCGGTTACGGACAATCGCTCGCTGCGGGCGTAAATACTCAGGCGCTGATTACGATCGCTGCGCTGTATACCGCATTGCGTTTTATCGGTGGGGTACGGGCGCAGGATGGCTCCGGCACTTCGGCAGAAAACCATGCTCAGCTGGTTCCCTACGTTGAGACGTATAAAAACACCGATAACGGCCAGGCATGGGAAACCCCGATGGGGGACAGCATTCGCGGCTGGTATGAACTGATGATTGCCGAGAACTATGGCTTTAACCCGGATGATCTGATCATTCTGGGTTCTGTTCCGGCGGAGGGCGGTCAGCCCATTGATGTGCTGGCGGCGTATCCCGGAAAGTACATGCAGCGAGTTTTCGATGATATCAGTTATGGTTACGCCCGCGCTCAGGAGCTCGGGAAAACCTACCGGCCTGTGGCGATGTACTGGATGCAGGGCGAAGCAGATCAGACGAAAGGCACCACCAAAGCAGACTATCAGGCTATTTTCGACACCATGCAACAGCGGATCGATGCCCACGCTTCGGCTGTTTGCGGCGAAGAAGTCCATGTGCCGATTTTTGTTTATCAGTTCAGCAGCTGGATAAACCGGACGCCGAACACTGCCTATCCCACCATTCCGATGGCGCTGCTGGAGCTGGCGCAGACACGCGAAAATGTGTACCTCACTAACCCGATGTACATTCACGACTACACGGATGGCGCTCATCTCACCGCCCGCAGCTCCTATATTCATGGGCTGTATATTTCAGTGATGGAAAAGCGGGCGCTGGTTGACGGCAAAGCGGCAAAACCACTGATGCCGGTTAGTCATCAACGCCAGGGCTGCGCCGCTACTGTGTGGCTGAATCCGGTAGGTCGGCTGGAACTTGATACCAGCGTGGTATCCGATCCAGGTAATTACGGCTTATCGAAGCCACTAACCAAGTGACTTCTGTAATGCCATTAAAAAAGCCACCCGAAAGTGACTTTTGTGATGGAAATAGAGTATTGCGACACGAAGTGTTAATTCGCTTCTGAATTAAGGCCTGAAGTCAAGAAGAATCACAGTTGGTAGGTTCATTGGCTTCGCAGGAAACTGACCGGCGGCCACAGTGTCATTAATTGCCTCAACAGAGCGTTGACACATAAAGTTATCACCTGACACAACTTCCACATGTTGAACCTGCTCACCAGGAGGTTGTGTGACTTTAAGTATACAACCCTGTTCATGGTAATTTATCGAACCGAAATAATTCTGCTGAACAGCTTTTTTTATACTCAGAGTGTATTCATGTACACCATCAGGAACACTGGGTTCACTTTTATTTGAGCAGCCAACTATCATCAGTCCAGCCAGCGCAACAATATATAATTTTGCCATTTGGCTACCCGTTGTTCAGAAACAATAACATTACCATGACTTCCTGATTTGCGCAGTGTTACTTTTTTACCCATTACAACAAATCCCCACTATAGCAAAGCAGTGTTGAGTAAGGATTGCGGGCAGTTGCCCCGCACCGATTTGTTGTGCGTCAGAATATCTCGCTTGGTCTGCTTATCCAACACGTCGATATCGTCGTCGATCAGGTAGATGACCATCACCCAGCTACAGGCCGTATCAACGACTACCGGGGCGGGTGAAGTGCTCGCGCAGCTTCCGATCAACATCGTCATTATCCATATACTAAACGCTCTCCTCTACATCGCGGGCTTCCATGGTAACTTCCTCATTTCTGTTCAGAGTTGCGACATGATGACTGCATTTCCTTCGCAACACTGGTTACGAGTGAAGTTCACCAGTTGATGTAAGTATATCAAGCACGTCCACTTAGTCTATCTCAGTGAGACAACTCAGGAGCTATCTCGCATTTATGCCTACCAGATCATTGCTTTGCGCTTTTAGTTCAGCAATTCTTGACTGGATGTCAGGTTTTGACATGTTTTCGGACGCGGTGCGATTAGCTGTCTTTGCGCTGTCCCCCGCCCGAATAGCCGCTTGCGTGGCGTTTAAATCGATGAGGTACTCGCGACAAAACATATCCTGTTTTGCATTGAGTGCCATTTTATTACCTTAGGGAAACCGATGGGTATAGACGAAAAGAGAGACGATAAATTGAAATCATTGATGGTGTTGCTGGAGCTTGCCTTCTTGCGGCTTGCTCAACCTCACAGGAGATTAAGCGCCCGGATGGCTCTAGCGAATACGTGATCCAGTGCGGTGCGGCTACAGGCTGGAACGTGTGTTATTCCAAAGCTAACGAAGTGTGCCCTGGTGGATATCAGGACCTTTCCAAAGATGGCGGCTTCAATCGCAAGGAGCTGCGTATTCTGTGTAAAAAATGATCTGCACTGCCATTACGATGGGGCTGGGCACCCCATGGTTATGGCAATAATAAAACCGCCAATTGGCGGTTTATAAGCACTTATTTCGAATGGAATGCAATTGGGACTATTGAATCCATCGCCAATTCAAGCTTTGATGTTTTTCCTTCAAGGAAAGAGACATGGTTAATAGTTATGCTTTTCATTGCCTCTATCAACGCCTCGTTCTTCCTTCCTCTTTTAGTTTTTAGGCATATTAGCCATCGCATATTCATTTCATTTCCAGCAACAGACAAAGATTTACGATGAAAATTATCTTTATCATCTGCCATAAGCTTCGGAGCACGAATTAAACAATTATTGTACTCGATGATTGCATCAACAAATCTAAGAAACTTATTCTCTTCGTACTGTTTTTTCCATTGATTCAATGCGATCAATGCGATTATTGCAGTTACCATTGCAAAAAATGCAGAACATACATTCGACCAAATACCTATCTGTGTGAGGACATTACTATTCATGATAGCCTCTATACAAAAGGCAATATCATACATGGATATTGGCTTTAAGGATTGATCTTAATCTCAAATGCATTCGAAGATACAACTATTACAGACACTGCGTGGTGATGTAGTCCTGCAGCGCCCTCAGGGCTGTTTGGTCGCTGAGGATTCCGGATCTGATACTGAGAACGTTTCGTCCAGCAACTGTAGAGAGTTCGAAGGTGGCATCATCGCCCATGCTGGCGGCGCCGGTGGTTTGGGTTGCGGCTGACACTGGACACTTGCCTTTGACGAGCACCCGACCACCATTATCAAGCTTACGCTGCAGAGCATCATTTTCAGCTGTTGCATCAGCTAATTCCTTCATGTATTTGGCATCGAGTTCAGCGACGTCGCGCTGGCGGGTCTGCATGACAGTGATGGTGTCTTTCGCCAGTCTGAGCTGCTCGGTCACGTTATCGCGCTGCCTTTTGAACTCGGTCGCGTTGTCGTGGTAGTGACTGGCCAGCCAGCCGAGGCTGACTATCAGGCAGATCAGTACGGCGCTGATAAATGCGATTAGTCGGTTCATGGTTGTACTTCTGCTACAACGCCGCCAGCGGCTTTGAATTTTTCGATCAGGTTGTCGGCCTTATGCTCAAACTGGCCATAGCCGGCACCGGGTAATGATGCCCAGATATTGCTGCAGCAATCGATAGCCTGCCGAATCTGCCCGTTATCGATGAGCGGCAGCGCGCCACGTTCTTTGATTTGCTGCAGTGCCACCTGGTCCTGTGAGGCCGGTGAGAAGTCTTTCAATCCAAGCTGTTTCCGATACGCATCCCACCATTTTGAAAGCAGCTGGTAACGCCCGGCCGCGGTAGATTTGATGCCCAGTTTGGGGAGGTTGACCAGTTTTCGTGGGTGGTCGCTGTAGTCCGAGAAAAGCGATCCGCCGACAATGACATCATAACCCCTGTTCTTGGTATTCTGCCCAGGCTTGTCAGTGCCCTCTGACCAGGCGAGCATATCCAGAAATGCTCTACGCTGCTTATTGAGTTCCAGCATCATCAACCCCTGCTTTTCTGGCGGCGAACTTCTTAATCAGGTTGCCGATCGAGTCTGTACCGATGTAGCCAATGAAGACACTGGCGATATACGCTAGATTGCTGCTCAGTCCAATAAAGTCGAGAAGATCACGGATGAACCAGGCGAACATCGCGCACATGACCGCATCGATGAGCGTCTTCGCCATGGCGCCGCCGTTATAACGGCCCCGCAAATACGCCATGATGAAAGCCAGTATTGCGCCGATACCCTGCTCCTTAGCTGCCAGCAGAGCGGCGATGAAATCTTGTTTGTAGGGCATTCGCATAAGCCTCACCTCCGTTAATGACGGATGGCGCTGTGTGTTTGAAAGAGTCATGCTTCACGGGCTGGATTAACAACAACGCATGTCGATGATGATTCCCGTGAGCCTGAAATGAAAAAGGCCACGCAAATGCGCAGCCAGTGGATAGGCACCCCGCGGTGGCGGCATGAACGGCCTGGACCGTTGCTGAAGCTTGGTCCAGGCCGATTTTTTCATAGCTGGCTTTCTTTATTATTTAGTGAAGAGTCAACGCTGTAGACAATCAAAGTCGCATATGAACGGGAAAATGCAAAGAGTATTATAGTCAAGGTAGTATTAACCAAGCTCAATGGTTGGTTAAAAAATAATTTTTTCACCTCACCAGGTACACTCTCAATAAACATAACAACCACCAAGAACATTAAAGCTGGCAGTAAAATATATAAAATAGCAACATCACCAGATATTCGCCTGCAGGTTTTCATAAGGAAAATATACTTCTTATAGTTGAAGTTTTCATCTGACATGCCAAACTTACTCATGTACTAAGCAAGCTTAACCTTGGATAGCCAATAATTTCATTACATCGCACCATGCACCAACAGCAGAGATGAACTATGAAAAAACATTTAATAGTTTTCTTTACAGCTTTGACTACATCTAATGTTTACGCAGAGACGGAACAAGAAAAACTTGATGCAGCAATTAACTCTGCAAAAGCAGTTTGTCTAGTAGGAGACAGTGTAAAAATAAACATGGATGTAAGTGGCAAGGTAACAATATCTAAACTGCTTCCAGGAGGTCAGGCCAAGGTTCTTTATGAGAATAAGAAAGCACCAGGCGCGGTTATGTTTGAAAACGAAAACATAAGACAAAACGTTGATAAAGACATTCGAGAATGCATGAAAGAGCAGTGGCCCATTATATTATCCACAGTAAACAAAACACCAACTGCTCAGATGTATAATGTAATTATAGAGGCAAACTCTCAATTCATTGACAATCTTGAAGTAGGAGCCATTCAAGCAAATATCAGCACAATTGATTTCTATGTCGATAATGAATATATAGATAACATGCGCTTAACTCAAAGCATGCCATCATTAAGTTTAAACTTACCCGCCGGGGAGCATTTTTTTAGATATGAGGCAAATATAAAACCAGTGAATTTGAGAGCTGTCAAGGCATCATGTACAGTTCCTTTCGAAGTTAACAATAAAGCAATCTATCGACCAAGTATAAAGCTTGTTCCTGTAGACAATATTGGAACAAGAATTTCCAATTGTAGGCTAACAAAGGATTAATTGCATTTATAACTAAAATCACATGTCATTGACAGTGTAAACGAATAAAAAATAGACATCATAATTGCCGATATCAATATACTATTAACGGCGATACGACAGGGGTACTGATGCAATGCATATCGCGAATACCCTATCGTATCGCTAGAATGCAAAAAAACCGCCGAGGCGGCGGTCCAATGATGTTTGATGTTCTAAATGAGATCAAGAGATTCGCGTAGTCTTTGTGGCATCGGTGTTGGCAATTCAACCTTCGACATCATTAATCTATTAAATTGAGCCGGTCCTACAACTAAGCCAGTACCATTGGGATAAGTCGCATATCTGGTGCCGTCAGAGTCTGGATGCTTAGTTATTTTTACTGCAAAACGTTGCTTATTCCCGTCCGGAAGAAAATGCACAAGAGTAAAGTCAATATCTAGCACAGGTCCGTATTTATCCATGATGGCCCTCATTGAAAACTAGCACATCATGCGCCGAGTTCAAGAAAAACCCCGCCGAGGCGGGGTCTTAATGTCTGTAACGCCATGAGCATAATAACCCATCGTTGAAGCGAGATTAGCCAATTTCCGCCACGTTTGCAATAGCCGGTTGCAAAATCACCTCGTTACCTTTTCAAGCATCTTTTCAGCAAAGGATTCTTCAACGTGGCAATACTCCACCAGGCGATCAAAAAACAATTTGAAGTTTCTTCGCCAGGTAGTTTCGGTCACGCCAAGAGCTTTGAATACCTCCGTGTCTTTTAATCTGGGATAACCGCGGCCAGTGCAGCGGGGGCATTGCTTAAAAACCGGAAGCCCCTGAAGCTCTGATTTTTTCTTATCCAGTACTTCACCGCGACCCCGGCACCGACATTCGTTTTTGAGTTGCCCTTTTCCATTACATGCTTTGCAGATTACCCTCACCTGCTCACGAACGGCCTTTACTTCTTCCCAGTCCGATGGCGAGATCCCATTAGTTACTTTTACCCATTTTGGAGGCTTTCCGTCCGGATAAGTCACTTTGTTGGTGAACACCTCGGCGTCAATAAAACCAGATCCAGCGCAACTGCTACACGTCACCAGACTGGCAGCGCTAAGCGAATAATCCCGGAAAACGTAACCAGCCATTACACGCAAGAACTCCGTGCGCTGATGTTCCTGCATAGCCTGCAGGGGTCGGTTCCTGCCGGCGCGTTGAACGGCGAGTTCGCCAATGAAGGCAATTATATTATCAGGTTCCAGAACACCGGCTTTTGCTAGATAAAGTTCGATGCCAATCGCAGATTTTGATGTTGCCAGGCCTAACGCGGCCATGACATCGGTAATCGTCAGGGTATCAGACGTTATTCCGCATGGTACTGCTCCGGGTATCATCGATTTTGGTGAGAAAAATTTTGGTAATGCTTCAAGTTTCACAATAATGCCCCTGCTTTCTGATTGCGGATTTGGTTTCTGAGGATGCGATATGCCACCGGGAACGAGCCCCGGTAACGAATAAGGTTCAAACGCTGCCAGTGCAGACGAAGATACTTAGTAGCTTCAGGTTTCACTTTTCTTCCTCAATAATGATCTGCCCTTTCAAGCCCCAGATTTTGGTGATGCGGCAATCCCAGACGTGTGAATCATCCTCATAGAGGGCGTCCATTAGAGCTTTCAGCATATTGTCGCAGTCGGGCTTTGACTGATGTGGACGTCCTGCGTATTGCGCTCTCTTTTTCTGATTCCAGCTTTGCGGCATAGGCATGACGAACGTGACGTGAGCGCCGGAGTCTGGCAGGTGAATTTTGCGCAGACGAGTTTCATCACAGAACGCCCGGTAACGTATTACTTCCGGACGCTGCTTCCACTTATCAGCTCTGGTCATCCTGGGTTTGCCGATGGGCGTGATATCGTAGATTTTCATGATTTGATGAGTCCCTCTTTCCGCCAGATTTCCAGGGTGCGCATTACCCCCTCCGCATGCATCAGGCGCAATTCGTCGTAGGTGAAATCGGTGGTTTTGGTTCTGCCGTCGATTACGTCATGGTACCCGTTGCAGGCGATCGCCGCCTGAGTATCGTCAGGCTTGTATCCTGTGCCGCACGTACCCGCCAGGCGGTAATGCGCCAGCACGCTGGTTTCCGGGTTGCCGTTGCAGTAACCAGGGATCCGCACTGTGCATTTGCGGCCTCGGGCCTCTTTGCGAAGGTTCGCCATACTCACCCCCACATCCTGTTGCACCAGCGAGAGTCTGGCCGCGGCGGTTTTTTGTCCTCCACCAACTGCGCGCTGACGGTCCATGTCATAAAGTCAGGGTTTAAGCTTCGTTCGACCTTTACGCCCCGCTGACGATATCTCGCTACTAATTCTTCGGCCTGCTGCGTTGTGCATTCGAGATGGTGAAACCATGAGTGTTTCATCGCCATCACCCCGCGAAGCTTAAAAGCTGGTTGGCGGCGTTCTCGGCGTCCTGCAGGCTGTTGAACGAACGAGAGAGGATCCACCGCCAGAGAACATCGAGCGATGCTTTGTACAGTTCCTGGAATTCGCATTCGTCCATGCTGGCGAAAGAAATGCTGCGAGGGTGTTTTTTCAGTGTGCCGTCCGGCAGCTGTATGGCGTCATAGTGGCCGGCTTCAACGATGACCCACGCCCGGTAAGCATCGAAGGATTTGCAAATACTGATATAGCCGGATCGCTTTTCGGCTATTCGGTCGAGATATTGCCCGGCGGCATCAAGTAACGCCGATTCACTCCCGCCATATGCAGCAAGGTATTTGGCGTAACCTGTGATAAGCCTGCGCTCGTTAGACGAAATCGCCCCGCCGGTAGGTTCCCAATATTCAAAGCCGAGATTGAGTAAAGCAAAGTAACGGCGGTGAAACGCCGGATTGCGGACAAGCTTAAAGTCGGCCTCCAGAACGGCGCCGAGCTTGCATTTTGATTGCAAGAAATCGCTGGTCTCCTGCGTGGCAGGGATCAGTAAACCTTGTGACTGCTTTATTAAGTGCAATTGCGCCATGGTTTCTCTCCGTGGCGCAGTAGGTCAACGGTTGTTCAGGCCGTTGATTTCATATTATCAGAAGGCGGGATAACCCGGTAGCCGAGGCGATGAAGAAAACTGGTCATTGCGTTGAGATTAAATACTCCCTCGTCCTCAAGCAGTGGTCGCATAGAAGTAACACCATTTGCCGTGTATACCAGAACCCGGCCTGCTGCCCTGATGCTGCCAACAACTTCACCTGTAGAACGTTTAACCAGATCGTAGTACGCATTACTCTCATTGCGCATCCCTACCTCCCGGAAGCAAACCATATACTGTGTTTTTATACAGTATAAATTAATGTT